TGCATCCGTTTTTGTGAATGTATAAGTTCCTGTTATAAATCTTTTTCTTTTACTTAACTCTGTTTCTAATTGAGTTATAGTATTGTTTTTTTGTGTTACTTGATTTTGTAAATCTTGCACACTAGCGTCTGAACTCTCAAAACTTGTTTTTATTTTCTCTGACAACTCAACAAGTGTATTATTTAAACTTGCTTCTATATTCTTTAATGCTAAAGTATTTATGATAGAAGTTTTACCATTTCTAAACCCTTCTCCAATCTCTATCAACTTAGTTGATATATCACTTAAACTAGCATCAGATTGAAGTGGCATTATCTCTTTGCTTATACTTAGCACTTTTTCTGCTGTTGCATTTTCTGAATCTGTAGCAACTATTTTTAATGTGTGTATTGCATTGTCTGCAAGTTCATAGTTTATTGTTTTCTCTGTTGTTAAATCTGTTGTTATTGTTTCTTTTAATACATCATCAATGAACCATTCTATTTTAGATAAATTATTATCTGTGTCTATTGCTGTAAAGATTGCAGTAGTTGAATTATAAGAGGATATATCCAACTTTGGTTTAGTATTTCCTTTTGTAAATGTAACTGTTTTTTCTAAAAATGCACCACCACCAGTAGTACTAAGCTCAATAGTTATATCATTTACAGAATTAAATGCTAAATTAGATAAATGTTCATCAGTTAAATCTATAGTATAATTAGAATCTACTGTATTATTTTTTTCACTTATTACAACATTATTTAGTTTTACAGTTATTTTAAAACTAACATCAGGATTGCTATCATAAATATTATATTTTATACTACGAGCATCGCCAATTACACCTAAATCACTATTTATTGATATAGATGGATTTGGTACAACTTGAACAGTAGTGAACTGGTACATATTATAACCTTCATACACGACTTTAGTGTTGTTTATATAACCATAAACTTCATATGACCTAATCCTAAACTCTTTAGTTTCAGTTATAGAAATAGTTTTATTTTCGCTTAACTTAAAACTACCATAATAAATATTATAATAAGGACTTCCAGAATTATGAGAACAAGTAGTTGAATGAATATCATTTTCAGAATAATAACCTTTTCTTTTTCTAACAGTTCTATAAACACTATAATCTGCCACTTAAATCACCTCGATTTCTACATTGGTATTAAATTATTATTTATACTAGATATAATACTACTTCTATTACCTCTTACCTCTGTCACTATTTCATCAATCGCTCCTTGCACATTCGTAGCAGTAAGATTGCTTGTTACATTATTATAACTTGTTTTCTCTGCTGTTGTTTCTATACTATCTACACTAGTTTTTACCTCATTTAATGCACTAACTATATTTGTTTTGTCTGTTGTAGTGAGTTGTGTTGTATCTCCTATTTTATTGTTTAACTCTGTTTTAGCAGTTTCTATGTTGCTTGTTAATTCTGTTTTATTTATATCAATTTTAGTGTCTAATTCTTGTATATCTTTTAAAGTTGCCAAGATGACAGTTGGGTCAACTTTTAAATTTACACTTGAAGTATTAGAAACTACCAATATAATTCTTATAATTAAATCTTTTACACTTCCAGAATCAGCAGTTGGTTTATAAGTTTCTGGATATTTAGATATAGCTATAAGCTTATTTTCTGAATCAAATATACCAACTTCTCTTATCATAAAACCGCCAATACTACCTGGTATTACAGTTTCTATAACTATCCAGTTAGAGTTGTCATCATCTATTTTTACATTACTTATATTGCCTTCCCAGACAACTTCTTTAAGAGATGTTTGTTCTTCTGTAGGACTATACTCACTTCCTCCACCATCTCCAAGTTGTAGTTTAACTAAATCTACTTTTTTACCAAGAGCAGTTGCATTTGCAATAGATGCTTTACCTGCTTTAGTTAAAAGTGTATAGTATTTTTGTTCTGCCAATTTATATCGCCTCCTGTTTAGGATATAAGATTACTTTTTCCATACTTCTATCATTTCCTGTAGAAATGGTTATTTCTCCAAAACATTCTATATTTTTAGGTGTATAAGGGTAGATTGTAACCGTTTCTCCTGTACTTGTCATTGCTCCTGCATAAAGTCCATTTTCATTAAATAAAATCATTTCAAATTTATGCTCTAAATGACAAGGTTTTATTTCCTCTATTTTCTTATCTAACTCCAAGATAGTGTTATAACTACAATTATTTGTTATAAAACTAAGTGTAAAACTAAATAGATTACTAAATACTTCTACATCAACATTATTCTTTGTATAAGCTTCTGATATAGCTTTTATAACTTCTATTGTAGTTGTACCCTTGCCACGCATTTTTGCTTTTATATTACTTCTTCTATCTTCTATACTTAAATCAAATCTATTTTTAATAGATAAAATATTTTCCCAATAATCCAATCCCCAAGTGGCAGTATCTACAAAAAACTGGTCGAATGTATCGTCATATGTTTCTCTAAGTGTTTCTAGTTCTATGTCGTAAGCATCTTGTATTTTTCTAGTAATATCATTGTTATAAAAAGAAGGTAGTTTATCAATTAATTTCATTAAACTACCACCTCGCTAAATTTTAATGTCGTCACACTTGGTACTTTGTCTTCCTCAAAAGTTATATTTTCAGCTTTATTATTTAATAATAAATTACTAAAGTCATGTAGACCTTCTGTACTTGCAAGTATTGCACTTACTTTAGTGTAAATTATTTCTTTATTAACATTTATTAAATAGCTATTAATACTCTCTAAGAAGCTTTCTTTTACAAAATCTAATGTATATCCCGTTTCTAATTTTATAGATGCACTTATACTTATATCTAAAACGCTTGGAGTTAAAACGGTTAACATAGGACCTATTGGCATTTCTTCCTCAATATGCTCTCTACATCTTTCAATTACCTCCGAGTCAACAGCTTGATTATTTTCTCCAAAGATTAAAACTTTTACAGTTCCTGGACCATCCCATCTTGGATAAATTTTAGCGTTATATACTCCTTCAACTTCTAAAGCCCATGCTTCGTAATGTGCCTTATTTCCACTTGTAGCTTGATTTTTCTGTATCTTATAGAATCTTTCTTTTAATTCTTCGTCTGTTTCTATTTCTGTACCACCTCGAAAAGCCAAATCATTGTAAATTTTTGTTATACCATTTATTTCGTCTTGTAGCTTAAATTCTGTACTTGCAGGTATATTATATCTAATTCCAATTTCCAAAGCCTGTACGGGGCTTGTATTTTGTTCAATTTTCGAACTAATTTCTATATCTTTGATTACTACGAATAATAACTCATTGTAAGATATAATAGTTCCGTTTTGAACAACTGTTCCAACTTTTCCCTCAAATATTACTTCTCCTGTAGCTTCCGTTCCTAACTTTCTATATACTCCAAATTCGTTAACTCTCTTATCTAAAAAATCGTCGAAGTTATCTTCTATAAAAGCTTTTTTATGAAGATATGAAAGTTCTATATAGAATTTTGCAAGTTCGGTATTGATTGGTGATACCATGTCATTTAAAAAAGAACCTTCTCCTTTGTAAATATCTAGGTCTATATTAGATAGAGTTCTGTTCTTAACAACATCATAGGTTTGACTACTATACATTAACTTCCACCTCCCCATAAATTGTATTTATAGTTATGTCTACACTTAGTAAATCATCTGTAAATTTTGTATTTGCAACATTAACATCTAGTATATATGGATTAACTAGTAAAGACTCTTTTATATATCTAGATGCTTCACTTTCTGTAAGACCTTTACTATATTTCTGCCCCACAAGTTCCATAAGCTCTGTTCCATAACCCCATGAATAAATTTCATGCTCATACTTATTAGTTTTTATACATTTATACACCCAAACCTTTATAGCTTCATTTCCTTCAACAACTTTAAAATCTCCATTTTCTAAAATAGGTTCATCTTTTTCAAAGTTCCAAGCTACTTCTCTAAATAATTCTAATTCTTCTGTTTTCGGTATTTCATAATCTTCCGGTACACCTATAAAAGGAAATATTGTACTCATTATAAGCTCACCAACTTACTTACAACAGCAAATTTATCACCTATTTTAAACATTATTACTGTGTCATCAAGTTCAAATTTATCAATAAATGGATTTTTAACTTCATGTTTATGCTCTTGATTTGTTTCTGTGTTGAATATTTCTATCTGTCTGTCAAGAATCCAACTATCTATTAAAATATCTTCTTTTTCTAATATGATGTTGTTTACCTCTATTTTTAAATCTGGTAATTTACTTTTAATTTTTCCAATAAAAAAAGAAGGTTGATTATGATACTTTCCTTCTTCTCTTATTATTCCTATAAATTCATTTATTGGATTAGCCACTATATCACCACCTTTTTATAAATACCTTCTAGCTGTTACATAATTTTTAGCGTAATAACTACCACTTAACTTGCTTATTTTTACCACATCACCACTATGTGGTGAATGAATAAATTCTCCATTTCCAACAAACATACCAACATGGTCTATTGCTCCATTTGCTCCTTTACTAGAAAAGAAAACTAAATCTCCTGGTTGTAAACTTCCTTTACTTACTGCTTTACCTGCCTTTCCCTGGTCTCTTGATACTCTAGGAATGTTTATACCTATCTTTTTGTAACACCATTGAGTGAACCCACTGCAATCAAAAGTATTTGGACCAGTAGCTCCCCAGACATATTTACAGCCTAATTTGCTTTTTGCTATACTAATTAATTCTTTTGATTTTCCTGTTGCATTTGTATATCCTGTACCATCACCTATAATTATAGTTCCTTTTCTTCTTCCAAATTTATTGCATTCTTTTTCGCTAGACATTAGTATATCTATTTTATATACTCCATTAACTACTTTTATAGCCCCCCCACGGTCTGTAACTGTATATGTCTTGTTGTCTATATTCGTTCCAGTTCCTTTGACTTGAATTTTCGTCTTAAATTTAAGTTGAGAAGGTGCAGCGCAAGTGTTGTTTGAAGGTACAAGTCTTTTACCATCCATAGCTTGATAATAACCACCCTCCATAGGGTTATTAGATGGATAATACGCTGTAAATTCTGCTTTTACTTCTTTTCCATTTAATGTCCCTTCTCCATTCAAACCAGAACTTTCCTTCTGTTCGTCCTGCCCGGCTGTTTTTTCATCCATTATGTTTTGAAAATTTAAATCCAAGTCTATCTCATAATTTCCGTTGCTGTCCCAATTATGTTTATCTGTGTCTATATAAAATAGACCTACAAGACCTGTATAACGGTCCTTAACCTTTACACCTCTGCCAGTTATACAAGTCACATCACCATACCCTTTTAAACTGCAAGTCTGCTCTATTCCTTTAAACTCACTTTCTATATCTACAGTACTATTTTCTTGTTGTTGTATAACTTTTTGCATTATTACTCCAACATCTTTGAAAATTTTATCGTCTACCTTTTCACTTATTTTATTCCCATACTGGTCTACTACTAATACCTTGTTTTTTACATTCTCCATACTCTCTGAAAAGCTCGTGTTAATAAGATTAGACCCTTCTTCAAACATAACATTTAGTGTAATAATCCCTTTTTCAATGACATTAAATTTATCTATATTAGCCTCTATCATATACTTTTTTTTAGTTGTTTTACTAGCTTCTGTATATGCACTCATTATAGTATCATAACCAGTCACACCAATAAACATCTTAGTGTATTTAACATTAGTTTTAGGTATATTTCCTATTGCAAGTTTATTGTCATTAAATACTTGTTTTGCAATATCTTCAACTAACTTATCTTTAAAATTGTATGATACTTCGCTTTGAGTAAGTAAAAAACCCATATCCTTAGATACAAAACTAATACTATTATTACTAGAGTCTTTAGACCTATTAATTATCATTCCTCTAAAAATTTCTTTATCATTTACATAAAAACAAACTGTACTGGCTATAGGTATATTAATTTGCTGAAAGTTAATATCAGAAGCTGACTGTACTATAGAAAATTCTAATGTCCTTGATGGTGACTTATAATCACCACTCCAAGTTACTTTTTCAACTATATCAGTTATATCATAGATATTACCATTTTTTATGTGTACTTTTAGTTTTATGTTATTACTAATTATAAATCACCTCCAAACTAAGGAATTGTTAACACCCAACCATTTTGCATAATATCTGGATTTTTAATAAGTTTTTTATTTGCATCATAAATTTTCTTCCATAAGTCTCCATTGCCATAATATTTTTTTGCAAGCGACCAAAGGCTATCGCCTTTAACAACTTTATGTGTTTTTTGTTTTCCAGTTTCAAAACCTTTTGTAACTGGTACATTTTTTACCACTTCTATTTTCCCATCTGAGGAATTTATGCTAGGTATCTGTATTCTTTTATACTCTTTTAAGCTTAGTGTAAAGTAAACATCATTTGTGCCATCTTGCTTACCATGTTTGAAATTTTCAATAATGACCTCCATATTAACATCAGTTTCAGTTATTATATACCTTAAAATTAACCCCTGCTCCATCCACCTTTTCAATTTATTTACACAATCATATGATTGAGGAAAATCTTTATAATTGCAAAAATGATATTGTCTACTTGGAAAAAAGCTGCTTATCTCTGTTGTTCTAAGTCCCATACCCCCGCAAACAATTACTTCTCCAAGTTTCAGCACATTTGTTGTACTTGTATTTATATTTCCACTTATTTCAAAAGAGGTTGGAAGTATTGGAAACCTAAAAGCATCATTTGCCTGTCTAAGCCACATTTCCATTAAACAACACCTCCCATTTTCGCTATTTGTATTTTTTTTATTAAACTTGATGTTATTCTTTCTATGTCAGCATCTTCTCTTATTACTATCGTCTCAGCTATTTTAGGAATGGTTATATTATAATTTGTGTTTCCTCCTTGCACTTGTCTAAAATTAGGGATACTTTTATTAATCATAGATTTACTTTCTGCATTTGTAAAAACCTTACTACCACGTGGCATAGATACAAGCTCGGGTCCATGTTCACCGACAACAGAAAGCCCACCCGACCAATACTTCGTTCCAGTTGCATTTCCAGCCAGTTTTCCAGCAACCCAACTAACACCATCGCTTATTCCTTTTGCTGCTCCTGTTATTCCATCGACCAAGGGTTTTATATAATCAGACGCTTTTTTAACTATTTTCATAACACTATCAAAAACATTTTTAAAAATTTTACCCATAGATTTTAATGTATCACCAACATTTTTAAAAATCGGAGCTAATTTAGAAATCAAAGAGCTTACAATAGGAGCTACAGTTTTAACAGCAGAAGCAATCCCTGCTAATACAGACGAAGCCACAGAAAGCAGTCCCATAAAAATAGGGCTTAAAGCTCCTATGACTTGACCAATTATTGGGGCAACAGTTGATACAATAGAAGACACAGCTCCGAAAGCTGTTTGGAAAATTGGAGCTAATGTTGGCATTTGTTGTTGTATCCATCCAATCGCCATGCCTATTCCACTTGTTATTTTTGTACCTACTTCCAGTATCCCAGGGCTTGCCTGGTCTATAAATCCAATTAAGCCAGTCATAACAGGTTTTAAAGGTTCTAGCATGCCAAGTCCAATATCTGCAATATTGGATTTTAATTTACCCATTATCGTAGAAAGTAGTCCCGAACCACTTTCTGCAAGCTTATTAGCTCCACCATTATACATTGTTTCAAGCTTCTTTTGTACTTCTTTTGGGTCGTCTGTACTACTTGCCTTAACTCCAAACTCCGTAAGTCTTGCCATTTCTCCAATGTTCATGTCCGCAAGTGCTTCCATAGCATCCCCGACAGTCTTACCTGGGTTTAGTGCTGCCATGTCTTCAGCTAATTTTACCATCTGCATAGCATCTTTTGTATTTCCACCCGCTATTTGCAAGGAACGAGTTCCTGCTGATATAACTTCTCCAGTTTCAAATGGTGTCGCATTTGCATTATTTCTTAAATCTTTTAAATAGCTTGCGCTCATTCCGTCAAGTTCTTTGCTAGATTTTCCTTTATTTCCAACTCCCATGAAGTGACGCATACTTATTTGTTGTTGCTCTAGTTCCATACCGCTTTTAACAGCCATACCCGCAGCCCCTATCGCAGCCCCAACAGGAACAATAGTTGATAAGCTAGTAAGTCGATTTTTTATTTTATCAATCATTCCTTTTGTTTCATCTTTTAATTTTATAGCTGGTCTTGCAATAAATTTTCCAAAAGATTTTACGTTCGATTTTATTCTTTCTATCTTTTCAGTCGCTAAATCTTTTATAACAACAGCTTTTACAAGCTTAGTTCGAAGAGGTGCAAGTTTTTGTCTTAAATTCTGTATAGTTCGGTGTGCTGGTGTCGCATCCATTCTTATACGCATACGCTCTCTACTCGCCGAACGCATCTCGTTACGTGTCCGCCTAACTTCATTTTGAAATTGTTTTTGCTCTCTTCTAATCCCTCTCATAGTCGCACTCATGTTGTCCTTTAGAGATATAACTGCACTTATATGCCTTCTAGCCATTTTTTACACCTCCAAACACAGCTCCTATCAGCTCAGAAATAAGTTTTATTTTTTCTTCTTCTTCATATAGCATACAAGCGATGCGAAAATTTCTTTCTATTATATTTAAATTAGTCAATTTGTCCAAATCAACACCTTTTTCTAAGTAATGGCTAATCATTTGCATTTCAACATCGCTTTTAATTAGTTTTTTAAGTCTTCAACCTCTTCCACAACACCAAATCCCGCGAATGATGCAGCAATCTTTGCAATATCAGCAATTTCTCCTGTCTCAAACAATACATCGACTATGTCAAGAGGATTATCTTTGCACCCAAACTCTGTATGCAATTTTTCACTCTTTAAATTTGGCTTTTTAACTATCTCATAAACAAAATACTTATCACTTTCGATTGAGTTTTCCATTTCTGTAACATCAATGCATAGCTCTCTATCCGGTTTTGCAATCTCTATATTTCCGCCAAGTGAAGGAATGTATAATTGCTTAGTTTCTTCGCTTTTTTTTGCAAAATATTCTTTTCTTCTTAAAATATCCTCTATTGTTACCATTTCTTTTTTATTATCCATTTTAATCCTCCTATTATATAAAAAGGATAGTAAAAACTATCCTTAAATTTCTTCTATTTCGTCCATCATATCAGAATCATTCGGAGTAAATCCGAAACTCAGTTCTTCCTCAATTTTCCCACCTTTTTCAAATTGTGCCAAAGCTAATTCATTGAACCAAACATTATTAATAGTAACTGTTTCAGCTTGTTTTCCAGGTGTACCAGGGTCTTTTATCTTACTTGTAAGTGTGCTTCGTGGGTCTTCTCCTTTTTTCCAAGCTTCCAATAATTTTTTTTTCCCCCTGGAATACACTTTTCCAAGTTTTATAGTCCCTTCACCACTCAGTGATGTTATTTTAGAATCTTTACTCATTCCGAACTGAATCTCTTCTCTATTCGCTGTAACTTTAGCTTCAAAACTAAGTACCTCAGCAATTAAAGCTCCGTCCCACCAAAGCCTTCCCCACGTACCAGAAATCTGACTACTTCCTACTATATTTTCTTTGCCCATCTATTCACCTTCTTTACATATATATTTTAAATTTCAAATCCTCCATAGCATCAGTAACAGTGATGTTTCCTTCTATAAAAACATAAGAACCTGTATTAGCTTCTTTTATTTGCTGTTCAGTCATTTCGCTATAATCAATCCCTTTTTCCTTTAAATATTTTTCATGCGCTTCTATATCTATCTGTGCATAAGCTTCTTGACTATTATCAAGTACTTCATCGCGCTGCAATTCTTTAAAATAACTGTTTATAGCAGATAAAAACAATATTTTATTATCATATTTATTTGTTACTTTTCCAACATAATTTTCATTCCATGTTTGTAAAATATCATCTTGTATCATATCAATAGCTTCAACTATTTTTATTTTCTTCAAGTCTTCCGTATCTTCTTTGCTTAAAGTTACTAATGAGTTTACACCCCTAGCTATCCTTATCCCATTATTATTTATCAAAATCAACTTTCCTTCATTTACAGCTTCGTCAGGATTTTCAGTTGGTTCTATTTCTGTAACTTCATCCAAAACAAAATATGTGCAACTTTCTGAAAGTGATACCCCTGCTAAGATACCTGCAATTCTAGCTGTGTATTCTGCTGTTGTATAAGCTTTTTCTCCAACTTTTATACCTGCTGTTGAAAAGTTTATAATTGCCTTCTCGTTAGCATTAGTAACGCTTGGCAACACAGCTTTGTATATCTCTTTTTCCCTTCTAACTGTTTTTATCCAATTAACTATTTTAGTTTTGTCAACTTCTTCACTTATAAAAGGAATAGCTAAATAGTTAAATTTATTCTCCCTTAAAGCTTTCAAAGCATCGTCTAAAGACCTTTCAGAATCAACCGAATCATTAATAACTTCAATAATAACCTTACTAGGTTTTCCTAAAAATACAAGCCTTATATAATCATAATTTTCTTTTGTAAATTCAGTTTCATTTATATCTGTTAAAAAATCGATAGAATAAGACTTCTTTATAGCTGTTGAATCTTTAAGTATTAAAGCTACAATACCTCTTCGACTTCTAAATTTAACAGTCCTTGAACGTCTTTGAAACTCAATTATCGCACTTGGTAATCCCAAAATAAAACCTCCTTTTTTAAATATTCATTTCAAGCTCTTCCATAAGCTCATATTTGCTTTCGTCTTCTTCTATAATTTCAACTACTTGCAAATTAAATTTGTATTGTAAAACATTCTCATATATTTCTACACTTTTTTCTTCTATAGTCAATTCGCCCCCGTCAATCTCTAAAATACAATCTTGAAACAATACATTAAGCTTATCAATCATTTTTAAATTTTCTAACTCTGTCTTTTCTTTAGAAAAATAATGTATATTAATAAGTAATGTGCTGTTCGAAAAATTCGGGTCACTAGACATTTCAACAGGAATAATTTGAATAAAAAAAGCAGGTTTTTCAAACCCGCTTCTTATTTCATTTGCAACTATTTTTATATTTAAAGACTTAAGCTTTTCAACTATAGCTTTTTTTACAGAAACAATTTTTAACACTCTTACCCCCTCTAAAGATTAAAGGTTTCATCAACCATTTTCTCTATCCTTTTATCAATTTTCGCTCTCTGATGCTCCATCGTCTGTTGCAACATATGTTTCCCTTCAACATAGCCTCCATTTTTTGTTGCCCAACCATTTTCTATTAAATGTGCGTGTGGAGAATCATTTTTTAAAACACCTGTGCAATTCCCATTCTTAGACTGCACTTTAGTTTTCCAATTATCTTTCATGTGCTTAGCCCTTTTATACTTCTTAGGCTTTTTACTTGATTTAGGAGTCCTAGCAATAGCTTCTCCTTTGCACTTCCCTAAGCTAGTATTCATAAGTTTCTCAGCTTTTTTGGGGTATTCTTTTACAATACGCTTAAATAGTTTATTTGTATAATCATCTAATCCATTCATATTAAAATCTGTATTACTCATTGTAAACACCTTCTTTATAAAGAATACAATCAATATTTGTTTCATATTTATTTAGCTCTTTTATATTATTTACATGCTTTATATCATAGACAACATCATTACAAACTATTCTCATAGCTTCTGTTATATCAGTCCTATATCTTATTTTAAATCTGTAAGAATACTCTATATTTTCTTTATCTAACACATAATTATTACTATTTCTAAGCAATGATTTGTTAGCCCAAAGTTTTTTATACGTAGACCATCCTTTTGTAATTTCTCCTATGTCGTTTTCAATTTCTCCATAAATTTGTATATCTATTCTTTGAGTTAATTTTCCAATATCCATTTCTTAATACCTACTACATATAGAAATTTGAGATATTATACTTTCTAAAACAAATCTAACTTTTTCACTATTGCTTTCTGTTGCCCCTCTTTTTTCGTACTGCTCTGCAACATACATTTTTATATACAAACTAACAAGCTCAGATTTGTTAGTTTCATTAAAAACTTTTCCTGTTCGATTTTCCAAATCCTCCTCTGCTGCTTTCAGAAAAGACAAAAGCAGATTATCATCTTCTTTATAATCTGCTTCTAATCTCAAATATTCTTTTATTTCTTCTAATGATACAATCATTCAAAACACCTACTTCGCAACTGCACTAGTTTTTTTAACTATCATACCAAAAGCTTTATTACTTATAACATTGCCATCAACTAATGAATAAGTTAAATAATCTGTTTTTCTACTTTTTACATGTTCATCTGTATATAAAGTTACATTCTCATTTATATTTATCGCATAACCTTTCGCTATATTTCCAGCAAGAATCTCGCCATCTGCCATGCTGTCATCCATTTTAACAACCCTGCCAAACATCCTTCCAACTCCGTCACTATTTGCAGCGTCAGGGATAAAAATAGGCTTTCCAGTTGTGTCTAATATTTCAGCTAATTGTGTCCATATAGTTGTGCTATTAGCATAAATACAAGCTCCATTGCTCCATTTCTTTAAAACAGACATCAATTTCGTTATATCTGTATAAGCTATCTTGTCAGTATACTCTATTATTTGCGCCTTACTAGCCTCTTTAGTTAAAGCAGTTTTTATGCCAAGTGGTTGAGGCTTAAAAGAATCACTTTCCCCTGGTTTTCCTTTCCCATCCACAATAGCTTTTGCTAATGCTGCACCCATTTTTTCAGCCAATAAAGTAGTTATATATGGAACAAACTCATCAATACTCATTTTTTTCAATTTCCACGATACAGTTATATCTTTTGCAAGTTCACAACCTCTCAAAGTTATTTCCTTTAACTTATAACCATCCTCTTTAACTTCTGTTCCTTCATCATACCACGCAGCATCATCTCCACCATCTTCCTCCGCTATAATCGTCAAATCACCTGCTACAAAAGTTGGAGAAGCATCCCCAAATAAAGGATACATGTTACCAATTTCCTTCCATATACCCGAAGCCAGAGTCTTAGGAATTAAAATAGTATTATTTTCGCTTGTTTGAACTTCAGCTCTATATTCTGAGTTAATACTATTAAATATTTCCTGCTCTTCTGAACTTAACGGCTTTCCTAACATATCTTTAGCCCAAGCATTTTTATATTGCTCTTGTTTATCCTTAACAGTTGTGTCTTCCATACTTTCTATTTTGCCTTCATTATTAGTCAAATTAAAAATAGTAGGGCTGACTTTAAATTTGTCCTGCAACGCTCTTAAATTCGCCCTAGCCTTTACATTTCTTTCATATTCCTCGTCTAATGCTTTTATCTTATTAGCTATTTTTTCAGCTTCTTCTGTCTTTTCTTCTCCTGCTCCTTCCTCCTCAACTTCATCATCAAGTAATTTTTGTGCTTCGTCTATCATTTCTTGTCTCTTCTTAAAATATTCTTCTCTAGTCATTTAAACCTCCTAATTTTAATAAGTCCAGCGTTAGCTGAACTCTTTTTTTATTATTATTTTCTTTTTTATTACTAGTCTTATCTACTTTATTTTTTAAGATATGAGGTATTTTATTATACTTAGTGAAATAATCGCTCACACAAGCAGCAACCTCTTTTTTCTCATCAACTTCAAAATTAAAATAATTTGATGCTTCTTTACCAGTGAACCAAGTTTCTTCTCTTAGCTTTTCTTTTATTTCTTCAATATCAATTCCTTCTCTCAAATTATCTTTATATACATTTAAAATGCCTTCTTCTATTCTGTCTAAATCTTGCGATGTCTTAATTAATTTGTCTGAATTATATGCGCCCCATAGCCCTATCCAAGGCTTATGAATCATAAAATAAGCATTTTCGGGGATTACAACTTTGTCTCCTGCTAAAGCTATAACGCTAGCAATACTTGCAGCTACGCCATCTACATAAACAGTTTTAAATCCTTCATGCCTTTTTAGCATGTTATATATTGCCATACCCGCAAATACAGACCCTCCACCGCTATTTATATAGATATTTAAATCTTTTCCCTGCTCAGTTGCTAAAAAATTTTTTATTGAAAGCGGGTATTGGTCTTCTTCTGTCCAAGCATCCCATTCATCACAAACAATGTCTCCATAAAAATACAAATCCGAACTTGTTTCTGTTGAATTTTTAATTTTCAAAAACTCATTTAAATTATTATTAGCCATTTATCTTACTCCCCCCCTTTCACAGTCGCAGTATCCAATCTACGAATTGGTTTGTCGCCATTTTCTATTGGTGAAAGGTTCATTATTTTACGCCATTCGTTTGGAGTAAGTGAACCCCTGTCAACCATTTGAACTAAATTCAATTTAGTAGACATACTCGCATATTGTAAATTAGAAGCTTCAAAAATAATTTCATTTCCAAAACTTCTTTCTTTTCTAGTAAATAATTTTCGCGTATATTCTTTAGATAGTTGCAATCCTACTGGCTCAATTTCAGACTCATAATAAGCATTCCATTCGTCTTCGGTATATTTACTTTGTATTATCTTTTCATTTGTATTAAAAAACGAGTATAATCTTTGCATAACTTTATCCATTTGTGCAGCATTAGGAACATAGCTCTCCGCTTTGACCTGCTCAGCATCATAATTCGAATCAGTTACAGCAGTTCCGCCTGCGTCTGAGTCTATTTGCAAATAATTTTTTTCAAATTCCTTAGCCTTTTTATTTATGTCATCAGGTCTAAGCGCTGTTTTAAATTTTAATAGCCATTTTATTGTGTTGCTATTTTTTATAGCCTTTACAACTCCTTGATCTATCGTATTTACAATTTCCATAAGTGGCTCAAGTACTTTAGCTGGAGATTTTCCAAACAAATCATTTTCCTTAAAATCTTTTCTTAAATGAATTATATCCGAATACGGATAAGTAACTACTTTCCCATTTCTAAGAAAAAACTTCAAAAATAAAACTTCATTCTCATAAATAGCTTCAACATTCAAAGTATTAAGAGGATAAATCTCAACTGGTATGTTATCATCATCTTTAATAATCACAGAAAAAGCATTACCATTAAGCTCCAATTGAGTAACCATTTTTTCTTGAAGTATTTGACCACTCATAAATGGATTCGGATTTTCAAGCAAAAATTTAATGTAAGGTTCTGGATTAGTTTTAAATTCAGTCTCATTACTTCTAATATGTTTAGCTGTCATTTTGCCTACTGCTTTAGCTTTTGGTCGTATAATGCTCCTTATAATATCACTTCTATATAAGTTACCATGCCAACTATAAAACCCGTTTCCCGAATCTGAAATAAGTTCCATCATAACTTTTCCAGGAGCTTCTTTATTTTTCTTCTTAGATTTAAATATGTTCATTTTTCACCCCCTTACTTAAATCATGTTTTCATACTCTGCCATTTTTTCTTTTAGAACAACATAGCCTATAATTAAAGTGACACCTCCATCAATTCGTCGTCTTCTGTCCATACCTTTTATTGGCTGTATATTTCCATTTATATCCGTTTTTATTTCCATGTTGCTAAGACACCATTTATCAATAGGGTTATTATTATAAATAACTTTATTAGCTTTTAAATCAGCCCTTAACTCTTTCATGGGGGCTGATAGAGTATAAACTCCTTGCCTAACTTTAATCATTGCATCTTTTCCAAATTCATTCTCATAAGCTAAAAGCAGACTCGAATCTACATGCCAGGGGTCATATCCAATCCAGGGAATATAAATATCATGCTCTTCTTTAATTTCCCTAAACCATAATAAAAGGTCATATGGATTTATTTTATTTCCTTCGCATACCCTTAATAAACCCTGTTTTTCCCACAAATCATATGGTATTTTATCTTCATCAACTTTTTGCTTTAATCGTTCAGACGGAACCCAATACATGGAAAGTGTATAAATATTATCATCATATCTTTTCTTTAATAAAACTTTAGCAGATGCTAGGTCTGTAGTTTCAGCTAAGTCAAAACAACCTATGCCATATCTAAATTCCATTTCATTTACATTAAATTTAGCTTCATTGTTTAACTCATCCCACCTCAACCAAGCAGTCGCAGAATTTTCTTTCATATTAAAATCTTTCACCATGACTGTAGGCTTAAAACTTGGGTCTGTTTTGGCTTTTTTAACACAATCTCTTAAAAAATCAAATTTTTTTATAGTACCTAAACCTGGATTGGCTTTTATCCAACACTCTTCTCTGTCCCATTCGTCCTTGTCATCTAACTCATAAATAAAAGCTATAAACCTGTCATCATTTATTTTCCCATCTAAGACATTGCAAGCATACTCATATTGTGCGTCAAAAATACCCTCTCTGACAAAACCATTTGTGGTAATGCAATTTAAAAGAGGTTGGTTTCTTGAACCCATGGATTGCTTCATTAAATCGTAAATATCTCTATTTTTTATAGCTGCCAATTCATCTATAGTTACCATATGCGAGTTTAATCCATCAAGCCCATTACTATTACTAGCAAGTGCCTGTAAAAAACCATAATTAGCGTGAAAATAGAGGTCTGATTTTCTTTTTTTAATATGCTTAGATAAAATTTTAGATTGCTGTACCATTTTGTAACACTCTTTAAACCCTTTTTGTGCCTGTTCGTATTTAGTTGCAATATTATAAACTTCTGGTGAACCTTCATTATCTGCAATTAACATAAATAATTCATCCGCTGCCAATTCTGTAGTCTTGCCATTTTTACGACCCCGAATATCAAGTACTTCTTGATATTTCCTAAACCTAGTCTCTTTATCAATAAACCCCCACACAGCTTGATGTTTAGCTTTTTGGAATAATTCAAGTTTCAAAGGTTCGCCCAACTTACCTTGTGCTTGCTTACAAAAAGTCTCTATAAACTCGATAGGTCTATTAGCAAGCTCTTCATCAAAAACCCAATTTTCTTTTGGATTATATAGGTCTTGGACAAGCTTCTTGTACACCTGCTTAATTCTGCTACAAGCAACTATTTCTCCATTTAATATTTTTTGATAATACTCTTCAATGTAGGTCATTTATCAAGTCTACCTTTTTTTATAAACTTAATAAGTTCGTCCTCTTCTTCCTGCTTCATATCGCTTGGAATAATATCAATTAGTTGCTTCATGACATTAGAATAAAGCTTCATAAAATTTAAATATATTTTAACTTGAAGTCTTTCCCTTTCAAACTCCTGCTTGCCTTGCTTAAAAATTTCTGTTAAACCTTCTCTTATCAAAATTTCTCGAGTCTCTTCTAAAGATATTTTCAAGAAGGCTGCTTCATTTACTAACCCATCTAAAATTTTAATTTTTTCTTTTTCTAAATCTTTATAGTTTTTCTTTAATCTGCTTACCTCTTGTTTTATCTTTTTTTCTTTCTCTAATTGTTCGTAAATTATTTTAAATAACCCCCCTCCCATTCTGATTTTTTCATGCGGAGGAAAATTGATGTGGGGACATCGGTATTTGAAATCAGCCCCCCAGGGTCGTTTTCAGGGGGGGGTATGCTATTTTTTCTCAAATCGAAATTAATTCCCCATTTTCATTAAATTTTAATCCTGCTCTAGTAATGTCTTTCTTACTCTTATGTTTTTTACTATGACAGTCCTTACATAGCAATATTAAATTTTCCTCACCTAAAGCTATATCAGCATCATTTATATTACTAGGAGTTAAAGGTTTTATGTGATGTACTTCTTCTCCTAACTTACCACACTCAGCACACAAGCCTAGATACTTCTTAACAATTACTTGCCTACAATCCTTCCATGCTTTACTATTATAAAAGCTTTGACTGAACTCTCTAGCCATTACAAAGACATTCCTCAATAACTTCTTTAAGCTTCTCCTCAAATTCTTCCATATTCCAATCTACCTTTAAAACACTTTCATTTTCTTCAACTTCTATTCCATTGAGCCTCTCTATTAATTTATCTATTAAATTTTCTATGTTAGAATTTTCTTTTCTAAGTCTATGTTTACAAGTAGGACTATATTGAACATCACCAAAAACTTTATCTAAGTTGCTAGAAATTTTAGAATCTAATACTGAAATAATCAGTTCAATCTCTTTATTACTTAACTCTATTTCCTTCATAAAAACACCTCTTCTTTTACCGAATATTATTATATACTAAATAAATATAGTTCGTATTTTTCTATTTGAATCCTCTATTTTCTTAGTAAATCAAACATTCAAATTAAATTTTTCCTACTTCTTATATAGCTAATTTAACACCTTAAATAGTAATACACCAAATTTTTAGACATTCAAACATTCAAATAAAAAAAATATCATCTCACAAAATCGTCTAACGATTCACTGTAATGATGATATAGCTCTTTATCTAAACCTAAATATGCCTTCGTTTCTTCTATCGAAGAATGACCTAGCAATTCTTTAACTGCCACAATATCTTTTCCACTATCAATATAGATTTTGTAAGCATAAGTTTTACGCATACTATGTGCTGTTATATCATATAATCCAAAATATTCTCCTGCTTCTTTAAGAATTTTACTAATTGCAGCTACTCCAATGTAAGGATAATCTTTTTTTCTTGATGGAAACATATACTCATAATCTTTTTTATTTTTTATATATTTTTTTAAAATCTGTACAACTTTTGGTCTTATTTCTACTGTCCTAGGTTTTCTATTTTTTTCTCTTATATTTTTACTGTTTACTTTCTTACCTTCCCAAATAGTAAATTCTTGTCTTTTTAAAGCTTCTTTTACTTCTCTGACTTTTAATTTAACTAAATCACCTGCTCTATATCCTGTCGTTATACCAAGTACAAAGATTACATAATTTCTATAACTTTTATATCTTAGATAATCTTGGATATCGAGTACATCTTGTTGTTTTTTTATTGGCTTTGCGGGTCTTTTCACCTTTTACATTTCTTCCCTCCATTTCTTTAGATTTATTAAACCCAGGAATCATCTCCATTTCTTTTTTTAACTCAATTTCTTCTTTAGATAGTCCAAAGTCTTTATTGATTATTTTATCTATGTCTACCCATGCCATATTTACCCCTTTCTAGGCATAATAAAAAGACTAGATATCATAATCTAGTCTTCTATAAAAGTTGAGGTCACCACTCTCAACTTCTGACTTAATATAATTAGTGGTTTGCATATTAGTTAACTGTATAGTTTAACCATGTTTTAATTATATACAAACTAAAAGCATAAATGGTATACAATTCGTACAATAATCGGACACAATTTGGACATTTTTTAGTCATAAATCGGTCGCGAATCGGACACTTTTTAATTTATTTAAGTATAATAGTTACATAAAAGTTAACCTAAAAGGTCTTTTACCTTATTTATAATCTCTATACGCATTTGTTTACATCTTGTAACTGAAAATCCTATTGAATCAGCTATATATCCCCAGGAATTATTTTTTTTACTGAAATATCTATATTGTACTAATGTAATTTCTTCTTCATTCAATAATGACATTGCATTATCAATTTTTTCTATTAAGATTTCTTTTGATTCTACTTCTCTTCTTATCTTTTCTATTTCTTTTTCTTTTCTCATAATTTCATTTTCAACTGAACTTGATATATTATATGTCTGACTAGTTCTTTCAGTATATACTCCAAATTTACACCCAAGATAAGAATTTTCTTTCTTTTTTATTTCCAAATTTAAATATTTTATTTCTGCTTTTAATCTATTATAGTTATATAATTTCCCCTCTGCTCTTTTAAATGTCTCCTCTTTTACATTATTCATAATCTCACTCCATCCTTATTATTTTCAATTCATACTATCTAAAGTTCTCGCTATTTTTCTGTCCAAGATAAATATCATCTTATTTTAATATTTCATATTCCTTCTCATTCATCACATTTAATCTCCTTTTTAGTAATTATTTGTCACAAATTTCTCTACATTGCATAGCATGTTTACCATCATATAATCCAGTTTTATATGAATAACTATCAATTCCACTTTCTTCTAAAGACTTACATTTTTTAACACCCATCTTTTTACTTAATACATAATTCTTATACTCTTTTTCCACTTCTTTTGGAATAACTAATGCTAGTTTTGTGCTTTGTTCCTCTAACTTAGACCTAATACCATCCATATATCCCATAACATAGCTGTTATAGATACCAACACAATATCCATCTTCTTTTAATTTTTTATAAACCATTTTATTCGCATGACTATGCCCTAGTTTAAATAAAAAAGAGAATACTTCTTTGGCTATCTTTGAATCTGTGCTTCTACCATAAAATGCTATGTTTCTTCCCCTAGTAAAAGATTTACATCTAAAATTGCTTGCTACTATTGATGCTAATTCATATTTCCATGCCCTTGATACTTTTACATATTCATATGATACTTTTATTTCTTCTTCGTCTTCTCCTTCATTAATATCCATTACATCTATATCATACTTAGCCATCAATCTTTGTGCTTTTAATATAGCAGATTGAGCCTCTTCATAACTTGTATTATTAGTTGATAGAGCTAGCAATTTCTTAATTTTATTAATTATCTTATCATCCATTTCTTCTCCCCCTTGCATAAGCTACACACTTCTTACAACAATAAACACTTTTTTGCCCATCTAATTTATAAAACCTTCTACCACACCATCCACAAAAAATATACTTACCAGGCTTTAAAGTTTTATCTTTATACTTACACTTACTCATTTAAATCCACCCCTTTAAAAAGGTATATCTGGGTCATTTTCTATAGCTGTATAGTTTGGTTGCTTTGGTTCTTCTACATGCTTTTTGTAATCTAAAAATTGAATTCCTTTTGTAACAACTTTTGTATATGTTCTTCTTTCACCATCTTTTTCATAATTATTAACTCTTATTGACCCTTGTAATGATATAAGCCTTCCTTTCTCTAAATAATTGGCACAAACCTCTGCTGACTTGCCAATAACCTCTATGTTAATAAAATCAGCCTCTCTAGTTCCATCTTTTCTAACAAAATCTCTATTTATAGCAATTTGAAAAGTTGCTACTGGTGTGCCTGTTACTGGAATATATCTTAAATCTGGTTGTCTTGCGATTCTGCCAACTAAACTTACACTATTCATTTTTCTTACCTCCAAAAATATCATCCTCTATAACTGCTTGAACAAATTTTTTATTATGGTCATATCCAAAATCTTTTTTAAGTTCGGTATTGTCATTGGTATAGAATCTTTTACGTTCTGAATTAAAATAAGTTCTTATGGTTATTCTCTGTTTTCCAGTTATCCTATTTTTCAATATCAATATAGAACTTTCATCTTTCCCATCTTCAACTGTTCTGATTGTCTTTAATACATAATCAGCTAAATTTACAACCTCACTTGCTCCAGATACATCAAACATTGAAGGTTCATTATTCATATGACTACTCTTATTTGGATGAGCTACAAGTATAATTACAAGCCCATATTTTTTAGCTACTCTTTTTAATTCCTTTGCTAAATTTTCTTGTTTTTCGTACTTATCCTTACCACTACTATCTATAGTCATTAAATTATCAAGAATAAACAATCTAACACCTTTTCTTGTATATAAATGTTCTATCGTCTGTATTAGATTTTTTTCATTAGCTTTTGAATCCTCGCCATATATATAAAACTTTTCCTTTATCCACTCGGAAATAAGTTCCCATGAATATTCAGTTGCATCCTTATATTTTTCTCCCAATGAATTTATCATTGTTTCTAGGTGATAATCATTACAAACAGTTCTTACAAACCATTCTTTTAACTGATATGATGGTAATTCACCAGAATAAATAAACGTTTTATATTCATCTGAGATTGCATTTGCAACTATCTGATTGATTATAGTTGATTTCCCACTACTTGGTTCACCAGTAATTATTGTCATGCTTCCATAGGTAAGTCCATTCATTTTTTCATCAAGAACTCTAAAACCTGTTTTGATACACATTTTGCTACTTTTATTTCTCTTGACTAATGAAGCATCAATATACAAATCATCAATCTTTTTAGCATCTAAGGCTATTTCTTTTACTTCATCAAGTAAAGATACAATTTCAGTTGCAGAACTCGTAGTAACTTGATTTATAGCTTCACTTAGCTTTTCGCTTATTGCTCTTTTTTTCGATAATTCCTTTACAATTTCTATATAGTACTTGGCATTTGAAACGGTTGGAACTATAGTTGTTAAACTTGTTATATAACTTAATCCTCCAACATCTTTAAGTTGGTTTACACCATTTAGTTCATCTGTAAGTGTAATAATGTCAATTGCCTTATCCTCATTGCTTAACTTAATCATACTTTTATATATTATTTTATTGCTATTATATAAAAAATCATCTTCTAGTAAATTACACTCTTTACAGATATAAATGACTGTATTATCTAGCATAATAGCACCAAGGATACTTTGTTCTGCTTGCAAATTATTTAATTCTAGCACTCTCATTCCCTCCTAGAAAGATTCAAAATTTTTTAAGTTTAAATAACTTTTCCCTTGTTGTTTTAAATCTTTTAACTTTTTCTTTTTTTCACTTTTATATTTTAGATACAACTGGTCATACTGCTTTCTGAACTTAGAAGCACTTAAAATATTTGCACACCAGAAACTATCGTTTTGGCAGAACCTAATTAGTTCTTGAACTTCTTCTAAATTTCTTTTATCTAATCTGAGAACATAATCAAATTCTTTTGACCAGTTTTGCAAGTTAGGCTCTTTTGCATTAGGATTATTTTTTCTTATATGCTTAAATAAAAACTCTGCTAGTCGATACTCATTAGAGGTCTCGACATATAGTTTTTTATTCCTTATTCCTTGTTCCTTAATAAGTGGAGCGTCCAAGGTTCCTTCAAGGTTCGTCTTAGGTTCCTCAACATTGTAGACATTACTATTTTCAACAGTTTCCAAGGTTCCTTTTAGGTTCCTTTTAGGTTCGTTTAAGGTTCCTAAAATAGCCTTTATTGATACAAGTTTTCCAGTCGCAGGTTTTGGATTTTTTCCCTTTACACCCATTGAAATTTCAACGAATAATCCTTCATCAACAAATTTTTTCAATATTGTTTTTATCTTTTTTCTTCCTACCTTGAAGTCTTTTAGTGACTCTTCAATTTGTCTATCAGTATATTTAACAATCATAGTTTCAAGGTCACTTCGTAAATATAATTGATGATATACTAGTAATTCTTCTGGCGACATATCCAATGGAGAAAACATATATCTCACTGTTTACCACCTACTTATTAACATTTTCCATACATTATTTTAGAATTCGCCACCAATATTGTCTAAAAACCATTCGTCAACTTTATCTCTTAAAATAAATATTTTTCTGCCCACTGTAAATGCAGGGAATCCTTTTATATGAGTCATTTCATATGAATTATTTATACCTATACCATATTCTTCGGAAAACTCTTTTACAGTCATCACCTTTTTAGATTTCTTAGTTTTAAAATTTACAACCTTTGTTTGCATATTTTCATTGACTTCCATAAAAATACCCCCTATTTTTTTGCAAATTTCAATGCTAATATAGCTTCAAATATAGCATCCAATTCTTTCATAGTAGTATTCCATACTATTTCTTCATGTTCTTCAATCACATCATCTTCAACTATGTCTATGAAATCATCTTCTTTTTTTAAGTAATCTTTTATCTCTTTATGTAATTTTAATGCTATACTTGAAAGACTTTTTATTTTTAGTTCTGGTAGGAACATTATCCCTGCCTCTGTACTTTTTCTAACGTGTTCATATCCTAATAGTTTATTGTCATAGATAGAAACCATTTTAGCTACTACTGTATTATTTGGGATTCTTTTATCATTTTCATATGCTCTAATACTTTCTACTGATATATTTAGTAGCTCAGATGCTTTTTCTTGTGTTAGATTAGTGTTTTCCCTACTTAATTGATAGATGTTTTGGTATTTTTCAGACATTCAATTTCACCTCTATTTGTTATAAACTTATATTGTAAACTATTTTTTTGCTTATATCTTATTTATCATTTGCAAAGATTATTTCTTCTACTGTAGTATTAAAAAATTTCGCTATTTTAATTGCTCTCTTTAGAGAAGGAGTTCTTTCACCTGTTTCATACATTGCAATTGTACTATTACCAATATTTAATTGTTTTGCTAAATCTCTTTGAGTTAAATTATTTCTAATTCTTAAATCAGATAATTTTTCAGCTTTCATTTCGTGACCTCCTTTCATTTTTACTCGCGTTTTGTAAGCTTAAATTTATTATACTTCTCTTAAGTGAGCTAGTCAAGTTATTTTTCACGTTTTGTAAGCAAATTTATTTTTATATATTTTTGCTCACTTTTTGTGATACAATGTCTTATAAATGAGGTGATTTTATGATAGGTAAAAAACTTGCTCAGTTAAGAAGAGATGCAGGTCTAAACCAACGTGATTTAGCTAAAAAGTTAAATATTGGTAATAGTACTTTAGCAATGTATGAATTAGATAAACGTGAACCAGATTTCAAAACATTAGAAAAAATAGCCGACTTTTTTAATGTGTCTGTAGATTATCTATTTGGTAGAACATCCTCAAAAGAAATAGAAATAGATGAGGATGTAAAAGAAATAACTGACATGATATTTGAACTTGATGAAGAAAGTAGAAAAGCAATTTTTCATATGCTTGATACTTTAATAAAGAAAAATAAATAAAAAAATACATTGATAAAATAATCAATGTATTTTTTTATTTATCTTTTTAGTTTATATATTTCGATAATACATAATTTAACTCATCTTTCAGCTCTCTTATGTCTATAACTTCATCCATACGATACTCTGTAGGCTCATCATTTTGATTTGGTAAAGATATTAACTTATCAGAAGAAGTAAGCTTTATGTTACATATCCATAAATTGGAATCAGATTTATATAGTATATTTAACCACTCTTTTTCTTTCTTATAGGTTATATCTTCTTTGCATGATAAATCTCCTAAAATATCTTGTACTATATCAAAAGCTTCTTTTTCCTCAGCACTTATTTGTTGCTGGTCTTCCTTAACAACATCTATTTTTGTTTCTTCTTTTTGGCATTCTTCAGCTTTTCTCATTTTTTCTTTTTCAGTCTTCTCTTTATTTTTTCTTTCAGTTTCCTCTTTGACTTTTTTATCAATTACTCTCTTTTTCTCTTTTTCGTCTTCATCATCATTACTTTCTAACAATGACTTTAACTTTTCATTCATAAAATCAGTCGCAAATTGTAGAATAGACCTTTTTACAATAGGTCTGAATTTTTCAACAACATTCTGCGTTTTCACACCATTATAAAAATCGTTTATTATAAATCGTACAAATTCATCAGATGGACTCTCAAGTTGTTCATTTAGTTGCTCTTTTATCAGATTAGTATACTTTGATTCAGATGCTATGTTAAAAACTACATCTACATCAAAAGTTGTTTTTGCAAATTTCTTTAAGTGAGATATTTTATTTTCATCTATATCTAATAAATTTATGGTCATAAATGGTTTTTCATCCATTTTGTTTTTTTCTTCTAAATCTGTAAAAAACTTATAAATTATTCCATTTGTAAGTATTGCGAACCTTGCCTCTGTAGCTGTAAAATATCTAAATAATTGTGCATCATGCTTTGTAAGCTTATCTTTTATATTTTTGGCTTCTATTAAAATAATTGGCTTACCATCTTCTAGTATTGCATAATCTACTTTTTCCCCTCTTTTAACTCCAACATCTGCTGTATATTCTGGCATAAATTCTAATGGATTGAAAACATCATATTCTAAGATTTGAAAGAATGGCATTATTAATGCTGTTTTTGTTGCTTCTTCTGTAGTTAAGTTTTCCTTTATCACCTCTATTCTTTTACTAAACTGTTTTATTTTATCTGAAAAATCCACATAATCGCCTCCCCCTAAAATGATTGGATTTATAGTTTGTTATTTTTATTATACAATAATTTCGTTTTAAATAAAAAAAATATGTCAATATATAGTTCTGAATCGTTCGACAAAATAAAATACATTTTTCTTTTGCTATTTCTAATTTCAAAGTATACTCTATTAGAATCTGACGCTCCCTTTTAAAGGGGATTGTGAAATAATCTTTATTTCCAATTTAATTATGTGTTCATCAGTAGGTCTTCAACCCTGCTTAGAGGTTTTACCTTTTAAAATGTAAAACTCATTTTTATCAACATACACATTTTTTAAATTTGTTTCTATCCGGTCTGAAAATTGTTGTTTAACACCTAAAAAATGATTAGATTTATAGTTTATCCTTTTGAATTGTTTGACAAAATAAAATACATTGACAATGTGCCAATGTATTTTTCATAATTTATTAAAGCTAATAACATGAATCTATCTCATTTATTCTTTTTTTCTGCGACTTTAATTACAAATTTTATAAAATAATCATAATCTTCTTTATTCTTTTTTTTTAATTCATTTATAGAAATTGCTTTTTTTATCTTATTTTTGCACATAAAATCACCCCTATTTTGATTAAAAAATTAAAATTTCTACTTTTAAATAATCTTATGTACATGAGTTATTTATACTTATATATTACCATATTTTACCATAGTAGAAATATTCGTACGACGAATATTGTGACTTACTTCGACATATAATAATATTGGGTGACATCTAATGCTAAAACAAGCTAGAAAAAATAAAAACTTAACTCAAAAACAATTAAGTAAAATTGCTAATATTAGTCAAAGTTATATTTCACGCTTAGAACAAGATGTTTTTATAAATAGCCCTACTATACGACAAATTATATCATTATCAAAAGCATTAGATATTAGTGCTTATAAATTATCAAATTATTTTATCGACAAAGAAAATGCGTATAATAAAAAAAGATAATTATGTAGTATAATAAATATAATTAATACTGTATAAGAGGTGACAAAGTGGCAACTAAAAGAGCTAATGGCGAGGGGTCTATTGTTAAAAATATAAGAAATAGTGTTCAGATAGGATGGCGTGCTTCTATAAGTATTGGTCGTGATGAAAAGGGCAAACTTATAAGAAAACAATTTACTGGAAAAACACAAAAAGAGGTAAAAGAAAAATTAGATATTTATAGGACAAAGATGCTCTTAGGCTCTATAGTCTCAGCTGATAAAATAACCTTTGAGGATTGGTTTTATACTTGGTTATTTGATTATAGGGCAAAAGATTTAAAACCTAAATCGTTTGAAAGATATGAGGGTATTTATAGAAATTACATAAAAGATACTGAACTTGGGAAAATAAAATTAATAGATTTAAGAGCTACACATATACAAAGATATTACAATAAACTTATGGATGTATATAACAAACCTGCATCAACAATTATAACTCTAAATACAAGATTAAAGCCTTGCCTAACAGAAGCAGAAAAACAAGGTTATATTCAAAAAAATTATTGTAAAATGGTAACACTACCATCTGATAACAAGATAAAAGAGGTACAAATATTAAGTATTACTGACCAAAAAAAATTTATTGATAGCATTGATGGAGATAAGTTTGAAATACTTTTTCTCCTTGCTTTGAGTACGGGTTTAAGACTAGGAGAATTACTTGGTTTGAAATGGAGTGATATTAGTTTTGATGATGAGTCTTTAACTGTTAACAGGACTTTACAACGAGTTACTGAGATAAAGAAAGATGGAACTAGAGAAAAAAAGATTATTGAGCAGTATCCAAAGACTAAAAATTCTATAAGAACAGTTCCCATTCCAAGAAATATTTTAGGTAAATTGAAAAGACATAAAATACAACAAACAGAACAAAGATTATTGTTAGGTGATGCTTATATAAATAATAATTATGTAATTTGCAATGATACAGGTCTTGCTTTAAACAATAATAGACCTGGTAAAATTTTAGATTCTTTGCTAAAAAAATTAAATATACCTAAAATTAAATTTCATGCTCTTAGACATACATATGCAACACGATTATTCGAGGCTGGTGTCCCTCCTAAGACTGTTCAGACATTAATGGGTCATTACGATATAAGTATAACTATGGATATATATACACATGTTATGCACAACACTAAGCAAGATGCTGTAGATAAAATAAATGATATTTTTTAATAGAAATAAAGTATTCTCAAATTTATAAATAGTAATTTTATAAAAACTGCTTTAAAATATTATATTCAACATACTATATATTTATATTATAAATAAAAAAATCCAATAGCTATCATATTGGATTTTTTTATTTGTAATACTGTTAATATAATCTATCTGATAAATTGAAATTTATTTGATACTGAAAGAAAAATACAAAACAAATTAACAATGTATCCTGTCAGATACCATTATCTTTATGCTTTCCCAATAGCATGTGTCTGCCCTACAAACGTTGGATATCCAGTATCTATTTTTATATCATTATGATTTTTACCTTCACATTTAATTTTATATCGTTGAACATATTCATTTGTCATACAATCAATATAACGAACTGCAAAATTTAGCTCATATTTAGGAACATCTTTTTTAGAAACATCCTTAATCATATGAACTTTAAAACAGAATTCACTACTATCATCCACTTGAATTAGTTTATTATAGGCTATACCACCTGCATTCTCTCCAGTATAAATTACTAAAGTATTAGCAAATCCTTGCCCTATATTTTTAACTCTCATTCTGTAGTAGAAATTTTCCACTTCAGAATTATGACTTTCCTCTATTTTTTTAATACCAATTTCATACAGCTCTATTCCATCTATTTTTTTACCAGTATATTCTTTTAATTCTATTCTTAGAAATGGCATACGTTCCAAACGACTTTTTATTAAATCTGAATTACGATAATATTTTATAGTCCATGCAACACCTATAAATGTTAATAGCCCTGATATTATTCCACCAAGAATACCTCCCCAGTAAGAAGCTAAAGAGCCAATCCATGTTGCGTTTAAATTATTGGAATCATTTTGGATAGATAACTCTCCTATTGAATTTTGGATATGAGTCTGCACTCCTAATGTTATTACACAAATAACTACTATTAAAATCAAAACTAATAATGCCGTATTACAATACCCCTTTCTAATTTTTTTCTCAGTAATGCCAAACCGTTGAATTCTCATCTCATTCTTACTCAT